CGGCAATCTTTGCCGTCGGCTGGCTCATATGGAAAGTCGTCGAAAAAATAAGCAAATAGTCATCGCAGGGTGGTGTAAAGGCAACATGCTGGCCCCATAAGCCAACGCTCAAGGTTCGAGTCCTTGCCCTGCAAGACCTTGCCCGTATGGGTAGGTAAGATAGATAGACAGAGAGGTATTAGGTATGAGGATTAAGTTTTGTGCAAAAAAAGAGCGATCAGACTTGAGTTATTTTATTCCAAACGAAGCGGAATTTCATGCAGCCCTAACAAGAATGAAGCTGGACGATGATGGTAAAACTCCATTGTTCTGCGTGTTGACGGCTAGCTGTGAAAATCATGTCGTAGCAACCGATGGTAAGTATCTCGGAGAGTTAAAAGAGGGGCAGATTTATCACGTTTTCGCATATCGCACACAGAAAAATGGAGAAAACGTCGGAGAAAATTATATTTGGAATCCGAACGAATATAATGCGTTTCTTGTCAACGACGACGGCAAGACCTATGAGCGTTTGTAATCCTTGCCCGTATGGGCTGGAAAAAAGTAATCGGTAATCTGACAGCCGGGAAAGACCGGCAACCCGGGGTCGCAGGGCGCGGCGATGGTCCTCCTCCTTTCCATCTGATGTCGGGTTCGACTCCCGACAGCCCCATAAGACCGGCAAACTGGTACCAAACCAGACCGCCGGTAAAGGAGACATTATGGCTATTAGTTTGAAACGAACCGGCGACGTGTCGGTCAATGGCGTCAAGATGCTGGTCTACGGTACTGCTGGTGCCGGAAAGACGACGCTCATCAGGACGCTTCCCAAACCCATCATCCTGTCGGCGGAAGCCGGACTGCTGTCGTTATCTGGTTCCGACATCCCTTATATCGAAATCGGCAGCATGACGGATCTCATGGAAGCCTACGAATGGCTATCGGCGCCAGAGGGTCTTACGTATGAGACGGTATGCCTAGATTCTATTTCAGAGATCGCTGAGGTGGTGCTTGCATCGGAAAAAGCGGCAAGCAAAGACCCGAGACAGGCCTACGGGGCGATGCAGGACAAGATGGCGGATTTGATTCGTGCGTTCCGCGACCTGCCGGGTAGGCATGTGTACATCACCGCAAAGCTGGAACAGAGCAAGGATGAGCTAGGGCGGATGATGTTCTATCCGTCGGCACCGGGACAAAAAACTCCGCAGGCACTTCCGTATTTCTTCGATGAGGTCTTCGCTCTCCGGGTGGAGCGCGGTGACGACGGAACGCCGTATCGTGCATTACAGACAGGACCTGACGGTATTTGGATTGCAAAGGACCGCTCGGGCCGTCTTGAGATGTGGGAAGAAGCCGACCTTGGCGCGATTATCAGAAAGATAAAGGGGGAAGTATGAAAAAGACGATATTGAGAGTGCTCAAGCGTACCAAGAAATGGCCGGGCTATCGGGAGTTTGCAGACAGGGTCGATTGTTCAATCCCGCTGTGCTCGCTACTGCTCAACGAGTTGGAAAGGGAGTCGAAAGTTGTGCGTGTCTATGAGAAAAAGCAGACACGCGACGAGGGGCGTGTCGAGTATTTTGCCGGATGGGCGGCACTGGGAGGCAAGGCATGAGGCAGACGTTCAAAGATGCAAACGAGTCAACCATCGAGCAAGCTGCAATGGCGTGGCAAGCTGCCAAGGATGCCGAGAAGGAAGCACAGCAGGCACGACGTGAAATCGAGGATTGGCTGGGCGACCAGATCGGGCTTCCCGAGGACTTCGACAAGACCGTTAGTATTGAGGAGGCTGGCTACAAGTTCAAGGCAACCGGACGACTGAATCGACGCGTGGACGGCGAGAAGCTACAGCATCTTGCCATTGAGAATGGGCTGGTCGCGCATGTGGAAGAGTTGTTCCGGGCCAAATATGAGCTGAATCTCACGGCGTGGAAGAACGCCGATGAGTCGATAACCGAGAAGCTGGCAGAGGCGATCACCACAACACCAGGTCGTCCAAGCTTCGAGATCACCAAGATAGAGGAGAAACACTAATGGCACAACTGGGTCAGGTATTTATGGTCGAGGACTTGCCGCAGGGCAATAACTTCGAGCCGATTCCGTCGGGATGGTATACGGCAACCATCACAGAAACAGAACTGAAACAAACCAAGACTGGTACGGGACAGTACATTTCGGTTAAGTTCGACATTATTGCACCTACGCATCAGGGGCGCGTCGTGTATGACAACATCAACATTTCCAATAACTCGACTAAGGCCGAGGAGATCGGGCGCTCGCAACTGGGTGGCCTGATGCGTGCGGTCGGTCTGACACGCATTGCAGACGACAACGAATTGCGCAACCGTACCTGCCAGATCAAGGTCGGTATGGACAAGGGCGGCGACGGATACGAACCGCGTAACCGTATCGTGGCATACAAGGCCAGCGAGGGCGCGAGCCTTCCACAGCCGAGCGCTCCGACGGTAAAGCCGAACGCATCATCGACGCCACCGTGGAAAAGGGCCTAATATGGCAACACTACCGGAGCCGAAGAATTCTATCCAGAACCTCATCGACGCATATCACGAGAGTCAGGCCGGGGAACGCCCCCGGCCATATCTCGGTGCATCGATACTCGGGCATCATTGTGACCGCTGGCTGTGGCTTACGTTCCGCTGGGCGGTGATCGAGAAGTTTCCCGGACGGATGCTGCGATTGTTCAGGCGTGGCAACCGCGAAGAGGAGACGGTCGCATCGGACCTGCGTGCCATCGGCATCGACCTAACCGAGACCGGACGGTATCAGCGCGAGCTGGACTTCGGCTGTCACGTCAAGGGTCACCCCGATGGCATCATCCGCTCCGGCGTGCCGGATGCTCCCAAGACTGCACACGTATGGGAATGTAAAACGACTAATAAAAAAGGCTTTGATGAGCTGGTGGCGAAAGGTGTTACCGATGCGAAGCCGATGCACTACGTGCAAATGCAACTGTGTATGATGCGCTCGGGATTGACGCGTGCGCTGTACACCGCCGTATGCAAGGAAGATGACGAAATGCACGTCGAGCGCGTGCGCTACGACAAGAATGTGGCCGAGCGGTATCTAAGGCGCGGGCAGACGCTGGCACTCGAGGAGCATATGCCACCGGCGATCGGCGGTCCCGATTGGTACCAGTGCAAGTTCTGTGCGGCGTATCAACTGTGTCACCAGACACACGTGACCAAGGAGGTTAACTGTCGCACGTGCGCGCACAGTACCGCTAAGGCGGACGGTACCTGGTATTGCGAACGCTGGCACGACATCATCCCGCTTGACGCACAGTACGGCGGATGCAGGGCGCACTCACTCCATCCCGATCTGGTGCCGTGGGAACTCGACTACGAGCGATGCACCGTCTATACGGCGGCATACAAGATGGGCGAACAGGTCGTGCTCAACGGCGAGGACGGCTATTCGTCCAAGGAGATTCTTGCGGGCGGTCCTTTCGACGACGCGGTGGTGGATCTGGTACGGAGTACGTTCAAGGGTGAGGTGGCTCATGCCTGAACTGAGAGCGTACCAGCGCAAGGTACTCGACCAGCTGTACGCATGGTTCGAGCTGAACCATGAGGGTAACCCCTGCATCGTACTGCCTACCGGAAGCGGCAAAAGTCATGTCATCGCAGAGTTATGCCATGAAGCGGTGCAGACATGGAATGGTACCAGAATTCTCATGCTCACGCATGTAAAGGAACTCATCGAGCAGGACGCGGCAAAACTGCTCGACCATTGGCCGGATGCTCCGTTGGGTATCTACTCGGCGGGGCTTGACTCAAAGGAATTGAACACCATCACGTTCGCCGGTATTCAGAGCATCTGGAGACGGGCCGACTTGGTGGGACATGTGGACCTCGTGCTTATCGATGAGGCGCATCTCGTGTCTCACAAGGATGAGGGCATGTACCGCACATTTATCGATGCGCTACGCGAGACTAACAAAGACATGCGTGTCGTCGGTTTTACCGCCACGCCGTACCGATTGGGTCATGGCATGATCACCGATAAGCCGGCACTGTTCGATGCACTCATCGAACCGGTGTCGATCTCTAAGCTGCAGAGGCAGGGGTACCTGGCGATCCTGCGCTCGAAGGTGACCGCAAAGAGGCTGGAGGTCGGCGGTGTGCATACCCGTGGCGGCGAGTACATCGAGAGTGAATTGCAGGCCGCTGTGGATGTACATGAGACCAGCGAGGCCGTAGTCGATGAGGTGTTGCGCCTTGCTGGCGACCGCAGGGCTTGGCTGGTGTTCTGTACCGGCGTCAAGCATGCACGTAACGTCGCTTCCATTCTTAAAGACAAGGGGATTCCATCGGCATGCGTGACCGGAGAGACGCCGAAGTCAGAGCGTGATGCGGTGGTCGAGAATTTCCGCAATGGTGTGCTCCGGGCTGTCACCAACGCGAACGTGCTCACTACCGGCTTTGATTATCCCGACATCGACCTGATCGTCATGATGCGCCCGACACTGTCGCCGGGTCTGTACATGCAGATGGCCGGGCGAGGCTTGCGCATCAAGAGCCAGGGTGGTGACTGTCTGGTGCTCGACTTTGCGGGCGTGGTGCAGACACATGGGCCGATAACGCAGGTGAAGCCGCCCAAGCGCAAGGGGCAGGGTCCCAAGGGCGTCGCGCCCT